TGTGGCTGCATCCGATGAAACAACTGCTCTGACTACAGGCACAGCAAAGGTGACATTCAGAATGCCTCATGCAATGACCTTGACAGCTGTACGTGCTTCCCTATCTACAGCTCAGGCATCAGGTAGTATCTTCACTGTTGATATCAATGAAGGTGCCACTTCAGTGCTAAGTACAAAGCTGACAATCGACAACACAGAGAAGACATCCACAACAGCTGCAACTGCACCGGTAATATCTGATAGTGCATTGGCTGATGATAGTGAAATCACAGTGGATATTGACCAGATAGGGAATGGTACTGCAAAAGGTTTGAAAGTTACATTGATAGGTTACAGAGCGTAAGTTATGGGAATGATCATCAATCCATATTTAGTGCAGCCAAGCAGTGCATACGGCACACTAACTACTGCGTGGATAGCTGCCACTGGAGAAACTGATTTAACTATCTTAGGTGCATTAAATACACTTGAGAGTGATCTAAAATGCCTACGGTGATACTGGTTTTAAACAAGTATCTAATTTTACAAGTACATCTACTGCATCAATAGGTACTTATTTACGTACTGATTCTTCTGTTCAGGGTGCAGATATGGGTGCTGGAACTACAAATAACGCATCTGAGGGAATGCTGATCTATAGTTCTTTTGCTGGTACTACATATTATGGATGTGCATTGGGTTCATCTTTAATTGGTAGCGGAGACAGCAATTCTGATTCGAGAGGTTTTTATACTGTAGTAAGAGATAGCGGTGTTCAACGACAACATAAAAGAGGTAATGTAACTATTAATACTTCAGAAACAGAAGCGGTAGGTACAATTTCAGATGTAAACATTTATGTTGGTGCAGGTAATCCAACAAATCCAGTCCCATCAAATGTATATTCTGATAGAGAAACTGCATTTGCTTTTATTGGAGATAAATTAACACAAACTGAAATAGACAACTTCTACACAGCAGTACAGACATTCCAAACTGCACTAAGCAGAAACGTATAATATGAAACTAACAGACATAACACAAGCAGAATATCCTAAATATGTAGGACTTTTGACAGAGGTACAGAAAGATGAATTAGTAGGGCAGCTTTACACTGATGACAGCTACTTCAATCCTATCCAAGATGCGGATGATAATTGGATTATCTCAACTGAGGAAATGAACTTCTGTACAAACGTACAATTTATGTGGGTGAAAGATTTGGATTTGATACCTTACAATCCTAAACCTACCCCTCCATTCCCTCCTATAGATTAAGAGGTAAAATATTAACTTTACAAAGGCCGGGTGACTGGCCTTTTTTTGAATAAAAACATGGCAAATAAAGAAGCAGTATTTTCGCTAAGGGTTGACACAGGCAGCTCAGTTCAGGATGTTCAGAACTTTGACAAGGCAATCAACAATCTGAACAAGGATGTACAGAATGTACAGAACACTGCCAAGCAAGGCGCAGGACTTGAGGATTTTGATCAGCGTATGTCCGAACTCAATGCCAGGGTAGAAGCAGGAGGTCTGACAATGCGTGAGCTGACTCAAGCCATGAAGCAATATCAGACTATTGCTGCTCAGGCAGGAGCTGAATCACCTGTAGGGAAACAGGCTCTTGAATCTGCTGCTGCATTAAAGGATGAGATCGGAGATCTAAAGGCTGCGACTGAGGCACTATCCTCTGACTTCGTTGGACTTGATACTACACTTGCAGGGATAGAAACAGGAGCAGCTGTATTTGAAGGATTCCAGAGCGCAATGGCTTTGACTGGAGTAGAGAGTGAGGCACTGATTCAGACCATGGTCAAGCTACAAGCTACTCAGGGACTTGTCAACGCAGTAAATACTATAGCAAAGAATCTAAACTCAGATGCGATCCTTGGGATCCAGTTAAGGAATGCAGCTGAGAAGATCAAGACTGCACTCACTGTTGAGAACACAGTAGCTACAGGAGCGAATGCAGGAGCAACTGTTGCCATGACCACAGCACAGAAAGCTGCAACGATAGCAACGAACCTTGGGACTCTTGCAATGAAAGCACTCAATGCAGTGATCAAGGCGAATCCTATTTTCTTATTGATAGGTGCACTTGCTGCTGTGGCAGGAGCATTGATTGCATTCGGTGATAATTCTGATGAGGCTGCGGAATCAAATGAAAGATTTACAAAAAGTTTAGAGCGCACAAGAAAAGCCTCTGATGATTCATTAGCTGCATTACAGAAACATCTTGACCAGAGAATAAAACTCATGGAAGCTGAGGGCAAATCAGATCATGAACTTGCACAAGAGCAATTAAAAAATATTAAGATAGTTGCCCAGGCAAAACAAGATGAACGTATCAAAGAGCAATATCGCTTTCAAAACCTTACACAACGATACAAGCAAATGCTTGATCAAGGCAATGAAGATGAAGCATCGGCAATCAAAGAGCAATTAACTCAATCACGCGAGAGATATGTTGCACTTGGTAAACAGGCTAAAGATCACTATGCAGATATCAAGTTCCAACGTGAACTGGATGCAGCTGAGAACAGAAAGAAAGTAGCAGAGAATGCCAAGAAGGTAGCCGACAATGCAGAGAAGGTGCAGAAGGAACAAGCTGAGAAGGCAAGAGAAGCAGGAAAGAAAGCAGCTGAGCAGCGCAAGGAAGATTTGAAAAAGATTCAGGAAGCTGAGAAGGAATTTAATCGCAGCATGCTATCAGATAAGGAACAGGAGATCCTTGCAGAACAGGATAAGTATCTTGAATTAATGAAGCTCGGGACCAAGCATGGATATGACACAACGAATCTCCGACTTGCTTTAAAGAATGCAATCAATGATATTGAGGCAAAGTATGCACAGCAGGAACTTGACCTCATTGATAAGACAAACAAAGAGAAGCAAGAGAAAGATCGCGAAGAGTACAACCGAAAAGAAGCATTGCGCAGACAAGAGATCGCAGATGAGGAGGCATTCTATGATACATACAACGCAGCACTGTTGACTCAGCAACAAACTGAGGAGCTTGCTGTAACCGATAAGTATTTTGCTTTAATAGAACAGGCTAAAAAATACGGCCTTGATGTGACAGCTCTGGAGGAGAAGCAACAGAAAGAACTCCAGGAGATCCGCAATAAATATGATGCTGAGAATCTACAAAAGAAAATTGATATCGGTCAACAGATCCTCAGTGATATCAGTGCTTTGAATTCTGCCATTGCAGACATTGAGAATGCAAGGCTCCAGGAACTACAGAATCAAACGGATGCACAGCTTGCCTCATTAGATCAGGCGCAACAGCAGGAACTAAACAGCAGCAATCTGACAGCTGAGCAGAGAGCAGCTATTGATCAGAAATATGCAGCTGCAAAATATGCCATTGAACTCAAGAACTTCCAGGAGGTAGAGAAGATCAAGAAACAACAGTTTGAAAGAGACAAGGCTCTGAGAATTGCTCAGGTAGCAATCGACACAGCAACAGCTATCGTCAAAGGTATTGCTCAGTTTGGTCCTCCTCCATCTCCTGCGGGTATTGCTGCTATTGCATCAGCTGCTATCATTGGAGCTACGCAGATCGCTGCCATTGCTGCACAGAAATATCAATCAGGTACTGCTCCATCATTGAACACTGGGGGAGGAGGTGTTAGCGCAGGAGCAACAGCAGGACAGTTAGGAGGCAATGCTGCAAATGCTAACCTGAACACTCAGCAACAGAACACAGCTGAGCTGATAGGACAGAGCAACGAAGGCACTCCGGTATACGTACTCGAATCAGATATCACAGGCACTCAGAACAAGGTGGCTATGCAGAATAAGCTAAGCGTTTGGTGATGAACTCACGCTGCGCTTTCTGATTGAACCATGTGTCAGATGTGCTAAAAGATCCGTAAAGGCTCAGGAACTCCTGGGCCTTTCGTATGTCATTGGCTACCTTGAGATTCTCACCTGGCACATGATCGCATCCATAGTAATTCAGATACATGGATTTTATGAAATGATTATGATGCTTCCATGTGATGCGGTCAAATAGGCCGATGAGCTTGTCTGAATCCATGAGTACAGGCTGATGGCACTCAAAATTCATGATCGGTTTATCTACTGACTTTAAAAAATCTATTGTGTTCTGCATAGCTTCCTGATATGTAGGTGCATGACGTTCATTGATCTGCATCTCTCCATTGCTGAGGATGTTGTCAAAGCGAAAGTTTGAGCCAATAAAAAAGTCATCATTCATATAGCAGAAAGTACCTCCGAAATGCCAGGCAAAATGCATCATCTTGTTGGTCACATCGCAGCCTCTGATGGGCAGCGTGCTGATAGGCACATGAATTCCTTGAGGATGTGGATCTCCTATGACGTAGATCTCAGCATCCGGATCAAAGGATCTGAGCCATGCTATTGAATGAGACAGAACATCTACTTTGTTCTGTGTTTTGCGGTATGGATAAACGTATTTCATTGGAACAAAAATACATATTTCTATATATGAAAAGAGAACTCCCGGTATATGAGATATACATCGATCTCAATGAAGAGGATACCACAGTAGAATTCAATTCGCTTGTGGCAGATCCTGCGCATGAGATCAGCTATCAGACTTTCAGCAAAGCAAAAAGATATCAGTTCAATGAGGAGGAGCGAGTGATCACAGGTGTGGCTATCTCTGCTGATACTCCGATCTATAGATATGATGAGCAAAGCAATGAGGAGTACTATGTAGTGTTTACAAAGGAAGCTATCAAAAACATCATCGTTGACTATGCTCGCAGACAGAACTTTAACAACGTGAATTTGGAGCATAACTCGGGCAAAGTAGTTGAGGGAATCTACATGATCCACAGCTATCAAGTAGATGAAGAGAAAGGATTCACAAAGCCTGAGAGATTCCATGATGTAAATGATGGATCCTGGATAGTTAGCTATAAGATCATGAATGATGAGATCTGGCAGAAAGCTAAAGCAGGTGAATGGACAGGATTCAGCATTGAGGGATCATTCTTTTTGAGCGAGACAAGCAGAACTGTGGAAACTGAAATGATGAAGCAAATATTCAATGCCCTTGAGGATCTGCGTAGTGTAATTGGAACAATTAAACATAATAAATAAACACAGTAAAGATGAACGAAAACTTCAAGAAAGTAATGGATGCAATCGCAGAGATGAAATCAATGTTCTCTACATCTACGGAGGATGTCACTGAGACGTCATTCGGAGAGGGAGTATTGATGGATGGTACTGCTATTGCATATGAAGGTGAACTTGCTGTTGGCACACAGGTATTTGTAGTTGCTGATGGTGAGCAGATCCCTGCTCCTGAAGGCACTCACGCACTTGGTGGCGAGTTTGAAGGGGTAAGCATCGTAACAGATGCAAGTGGAGTGGTAGTTGAGATCATTGATGAGCGTGCAGCTGAAGGCGAAGCAGCATCATCTGATTTTGAAGCTATCGACTCTGAAGAGATCCCGGCTGCTTTGGAAAAAGCGACAGAGGTATTGGCTGCTCAGCTTGGTTTGGAAATGGGCCAGGCGTATGATCTTGCTACGGCAGTGATCGCAGCTATCAACGAAAACAATGCTGCTCCTGTGGCAGCTGAATCAATGAGTGCTGAGCAAGTTGAATCAATCGTATCTACAAAGATGGAGGCATTCTCTAAGGTAGTCGAAAGCCTTGGTGAAATGATCCAGACTATTGTGAGCGACAATGAGACACTTCGCACAGAGATGAGCGCAATGAAATCAGAATTCGATGCATTCAAAGCAGCTCCATCAAATGGCACCACTGAGGGAGAGAAATTCTCAAGGGTTACGAGCAACCTGACAGCTCGACAAATATTTTTGAAATCTCAAATAAACAAATAAGATGTCATTAAAAAAATTCATCAAATCGAAATTTGACTATGACGTATTAGGACTTGCTGCATATGTAGATGAGCAAAGAGAAGACCTGATCACACGTTCAGTCACTGAAGCTAAAACGCTTCGCTATGTTACAATCCAAGAAGGAGTAAAAGGATCTCAAGAGATCAAACTTTTGGATGATTCAATCGTATACCAAGCTGGTGACTGCGACATGACTCCTGATGGAGACACTGTATTTACAGATCGCGCAATCGCTGTTGAGACTCTTGGGTACATGAAAAAATTCTGTCAGAAAGATCTTGACGGATTCTGGACTCAATTAGCTCTTCGCCCAGGTGCATCAGCTGAGGACAAGTCTTTGCCATTCGAGGCACAGATCACAAACTACCTTTTGCAACTTCATGCTCTTGAGCTTGACAAGTTGATCTGGAAAGGTAACAAAGTATCAGGCACAGGTAACCTTCAGTGGATGAACGGATTCCGTCAGTTCCTTACAACTGGTAACGGATGTGTTAACTTGAACACTTCATCTACTGCGAGCATCTCTTCATCGAATGCATTTGATGTATTCTATGAGTGCTTTGAAAACACTCCTGAAGCTGTTGCAGAATCTGCTGATTTTGTTTGCTTCACAGGACGTGAGAACTTCAACGCATTGATGAAGAACTTGGTAGACTTGAATTTCTTCCACTATAGCCCTGCACAAATTGCAACTATGGAAGAGATCATCGTACCAGGTACTGACATGCGAGTAGTGAAAGTACCAGGATTGAACGGATTGGATAACATCTACACAGGCCGTGCATCTCATTTCGTATTCGGAACAGATCTATCATCAGACTTCGATAACTACGACTTGTGGTATTCTCAGGATGATGATGTGATCTATGTACGTTCTAAATTCCGCGCAGGAGTTCAGGTACCATTCTTGGATCAGATCGGTGTGTGGAACGGAACAGGTTCACCTAACTAAGAAATAAACCGGGGGACTTCGGTCCCCTTTTTTCAAACTATTAAAAGAAAGAATCGTGAGCTGTAATATGACTACAGGATTTAATGACAGAACTTGTACCAACGGTAAAGGTGGTATTAAATCTGTTATTATTTTCCCACTTAGCGCAATCGCAACTGGACCTACTTTGACAAACAATGAGATCACAACATTGACTGTCACAGGTGAGGTATTCCAGTACAAGCTGAAAAGCAATCTGTCATCCTACACTGCACCTATTCGAGTAAACAAAGACAACGGAACTCTTTGGTATGAGCAAACTTTGAACATGATCCTGGCATCAGATACAAAGGAGCTTCGTGCTGAGATCCATTTGCTTGCTCAGAATGAGGTGGTTTGTTTGGTTGAAAAGGCTGATGGCAACTATGTTGCTCTTGGACTTGATGAAGGTTTACAGGTGAATGATGCATCTGAGTATACATCTGGAGTATTAAAGTCTGATCGTAACGGTCACACTATCGTACTCGCTGGCCTTGAAAACAACGAGGTTCCTGATGTTGCTCCTGGTATCATCACTACTTTGTTGACTCAGCAATCTCCGGCAGTTTAATCGCTGTTTTCCATCAATAGAAGGGAGAGGGTTTGCCCTTTCCCTTTTTTTGTAAATTAGCACTATGAAAATAAAAAAGGAACTGATTGGATCAAAGGTGAAATCACAGATACTGAATCGGTATTTCACAATAGAATTAGGCAAAGAGGAGTTCTATATTCAGATAGGATTGCTTCATATCTTTGAGCCTTCGGAGTCAAAAATTAAAATGATCAAGAAAGATGCTGAGACTGGAAAGAAATCAGACAAGCACAATGATAGTGACAGTGACAGAGCTCAAGACTCTGACAAGTCCATATTGGCTCTTTGAGTTTATGCATGAGCAATCATTTGAAAAGGTGTATTGTATCCTAACAAACATCAGCACAGGCACTCCGAGATATGATGAGTTTGATATCACTGATGGAGTGGATGTCACATTCCCATATGCAGGATTCTATACCTATAAAATATATGAGCAGAGCAGTTCAACAAACCTGGATCCTGCACTTGCCACATCACTTTGTGAGGAAGGCAGAGCGCATGTATATGAGACTGGCAGTCCTGCAAATGAATTCACAACAACAATAGTAAACAACATATATGAATAAGCTCACAAGCATATCATTCAGCAAAGAATACCAAAAGCCTATTGAAGAGAAAGACAGGCAGAGAGGATTCATTAAGTGGGGTAAAAAGAATGACTATCCTTTCTTTTTGATTGAGATGCTGCAAGGATCAGCATGGCATCAAGGGATCCTAAAGAATAAAACCTACTACATTGCAGGAGGTGGTATTCAAACTGTATCCGGTGATGCAAGTCAGTTCCTAAACAACAGCTTCGCTGATTTTGACATGAATGAGATTGTGCAGCGCATGGCATTTGATTTTGAGCTGTTCGGTGCCATGGCAGTGATTGGTACCTGGAACAGAGAAGGATCTCGCGTGGTGAGATGGGAGTACATTGGAGTTGATTTCATCCGCATGACTGAGGATGAGAGACTGTACTATGTTTCAGATGATTGGTCCGCTATGCAACAAACTCCTGAGACTACTAATTTCAGAAGCTATCCAGCTCTCGATGAGAACAACAGATCAGGATCATTCTTGTTGTATTACAAAGAGCCTGCAAAGCAATCTAAGGGAGAGAAAGGAATCTATCCAAAGCCTCCATACTATGGTGGAATAACTGCCATCCAGACTGATGTAGATATCAGCAAGTTCCACATGTACGAATTGCAGAACGGATTCAAGGCAGGAACATTGATCAACCTGGCATCAGGATATCCAGAGACTGCGGAAGAGGAGAGAAAGATTAAGGATCAGATCAAGGGCCGTACGCAATCTGTGGAGGATGCAGGAGAGATCATCATCACATTCAGCAACAGCGCAGAGGAAGCTCCAACAGTATTGCCATTGAGTGGAAATAACCTACATGAAAGATATCTGATGACTGAGAAATCTGTTCAGCAGAATATCCTTGTAGCTCATTCTGTGGTAGCTCCATCATTATTTGGTATTGCTCCGAATGGATCTTTCAATTCAGCGGAGACAGCTGAACTATTTGAGATCTATAAAAAGACATATGTCGAAGCCAGACAAAAACAGATTGAATGGCTGCTTAATTATATGAGCAAGCTATCTGGATCACTGGGAGTGCTGAAGCTGGCTGATGTGAAGCCAATAGGAGTGCTTGAGGCAGCTCCATCTGTTCAGCCTTCGGCAGCTCCTGTGGATACTCAAGCACCTGAAGCAGTAGATGTGGCCAAGAGCGCACTGAATGGGGCGCAGATTGCATCACTTGTTGAGATTGTTGCTAACATTAAAGGCGGAATTCTGACAGCAGACTCTGCTTTGCAGATTGTCCTGGCATCATTCCCTACCATTGATGAAGCTCAAGCTCGCAAAATTGTGGGTTTGCCGGTATCAATGGTACAAAGCTGCGATCATAAACACGAATTCAGCTCTGATGAGATTGGAATATTCTCGGAATATGGCCTTGATGCAAGTGAATACAAGGTGATCAAGAGTGAGATCATTGAATGGGATACTCCTGCGGATGAGATATTCAAACGTGAGGATATGATGTTCGCCACTATCGGAGAGCTTCAGCTGATCTTGAATGACCTTGATAAGAATATCATTTCAATGCTGGCCAATGGCGAGGATTCAACAGCTATCGCACAGGCAACAGGTACCACTATTGAGCAGATCGCGCAGAGTATTGCCAAGCTCACTGAGTTAGGGATCTATGCAGAAGGACAGATTAATGATTTGGGAAAGCAAGTGACTGAGCAGACTCCTGCACCTGTAGATCGGTTTCAGGTAGTGTACAGCTATCAGGAAAGACCAGGAGTGCCTCCGGTGATCACTAAGAGCAGAGACTTTTGTCTGCGTTTACTTGGACTCAATAGGCTCTATACTCGCGATGATATCAACAGCATCAGCAACAGACTAAGCCCTTACAGAGACGTATGGAGATACAGAGGAGGCTGGTATACCAATCCAGATACAGGCGCATCAACTCCGTACTGTAGACATATTTGGGTGCAACAACTTGTAATTAAGAAATGATGACAACATACCCAGAGCTTAGAGAGTATTGCAAGAATATGAGCATGAATGAGCTTGTATCTTGGATTGAAAATACTCCAGGTCATTATCAGAATCTCACATCTTTATGGTCATACATTCATGATCAAGTAGATACTATTGAAGATTATTCAGGAGCAAAACATTTGAAGGGTATCTGGTCAAGTTTATTCACATATCTTGCTGTAGATTTAAAAGGAAAAACAGTCCTTGATCTTGGGCCGGGTAGTGCAGAAAGTTTAATTGTTGCCAAAGAATTTGGAGCATCTAAATGTTATTTTGTGGATAACGATCCAGTGATATTCAGATTCTGTGAATTACTTGGATTCAATGGATATTATTTTGATTACCGAATCAATAGGCCATCACTTGACAAAGTAGATTATTTGTTAGCAAAAGGATCTATTAATTCAGACGAATGGACAAATAATAAAATAGATATCAATGCATTCCTTGAATGGGCAGAAAGCTATGCAACAAATATCATGATCACTCCCACATTTCAGAAAGGAGAAACCATTGATGGCTGGGATTACACTTGTGTAGGTGACCATAGAGAAAAATATCTTGCAGGACCATTCCATAATGCTTTTATAAATAGAGGCTATAAACTTATCTTTGCTCCTGGACACAATCATGAGTACAGATTCCCATTCACATACGTATTATGAACTACTTACTATCAGTCGAAAATCTAAAGAAGCTCGGACTTATCCATAGCAATACGGATACAAAGATCCTGGCAGTATGTATCAAGAGATCTCAGGACATGCATATTCAGCCTGCCCTTGGAACTCCTCTATACAAGGCATTGCTCACTCGCGTTGAAACAAGCACATGGACTCAGGACTACCTGGATCTGATGAATAACTATGTGGTGCCTTGCTTGGTAGCATTCGTTGACTACAGAGCAGCTCAGCTCTTGAATGAGAAGCTAACCAATAAAGCTGTAGGCCGACAGGATGATGAGACAATGACTCCGAACACTGATGAGCAAACAGCAACGCTGCGCAATATGCTGAGAAAAGATGCGTACTTTTACAAAGAGCGTTTAATCGGGTATCTCAAAGATGACAATGGAACCAAGTATCCAGAGTACATTATCTGCTGTGATACGGATGAATGCAATGAATCAGTAAAGAAAGACCATACAGGCTACAAGCCTATCAACTGGATAGTATGAAGCAGTTCAAAGCAACAAAGAAACAGATCGATAAACTGAAAGAATACCTAAATGGAAAAGACACTAAATCAAATAATGGCCGAGCTGAAGCTGATCGCAGATCAACACAGACAGCTAAACGGTAGTTTTTTTCAGGGTGAATTTTTAGATGCCATCTCCAGAGATGCTGCAACGTATCCGCTTTGTGTGGCTACAGTTCAGCCTGGAGGGATGGGTGCCGGGTATGTGAGAGTGAATATCGGGATCACAATCTGCGACAAGTACAATCATTCTGAGTACAGACAGATCAATGAGGTACATTCAGATTGCTTGCTGATCTGTAATGATATCAAAACAACGCTGCAACAGTACAGATGGACTGAGTTTGCTGATGTCACCACAGAGATATCAACAGATCCATTCATCAACAGAGGCCAAGATATGGTCGCAGGATGGACCATGCTACTATCTTTGAACGTATTTGATGCAGAGAACTGGTGTGATATCCCATTCGATAACTATGATTTTGAGAATGGCACTCCTCCTTCTGACAACTGCGGAGATTTGACGACAACATATGAGCTGTACGTCAATGGAGTTTTAGAGGATACATTCACACAGAACACAACAGAAAATAATACAATAAATATCAATCTAATCTGATGGCAACAACAACTATCAACGTAACGAGTACCGGGTATAAGACGGTCAAAGAGGAAAGCACAGCTCTGACTCAAAGATCTGTATTAAAATTCGCAGGATCTGGAGTAACGGCAGCAGATACCGGAGGAGAAACTGTTGTCACTATACCAGGAGTGCCATCAACGAACTCCTATGGCTTATTTGCTCAGACTGCAAATAGCACTGTAATTACAAACACTACTGTTGAAACAACTCTTATCAATGGTGGCTCTGGTACATTAACTATACCGGCAAATGCATTTCAAGCAGGAGATAGTTTCAGAGCTATCTTTGGAGGTGTAATGAATGCCAATAATAACCAAAATATTATAATTAGAATTAAAGCAGGATCTATTCTTCTTTTGGATAGTGGTTTACAGAATTTAGGGAGCAGTGTTATAAACGATGTGTGGTCTTTAAATATTGATTTTACAATAAGACAAACTGGAGCAGCCGGTGTAGCATCTATTGTAACTTTAGGCGCATTCCATTATACAAAGACAAATAACGCTTCTGTTCAAGGATTTGGATTTAATTCAGTGAACAGCACAACATTCAATACAACAATCTCCAATACCTTAAATGTGACAGCTCAGTGGGGAAGTGCTTCTACAGGAAACAACATCTATAGTGACATCTTTGTTTTGAATAAAATTTATTAACACTACGTATTTCTACTGAAACAAGAATCCATATTATAGTATGGATCCTATTAAGATGACAGAATTCACAAAGAAGTACGGAAGTGCTTTCTTGATGTGGTGTGCCATTGCTTTCCTTTATACTGAACTATCTGCAACAAAAGAAGATTTAAAAGAAGTGCAGGGTAAACTTTACTCATGCCTTGAGATCAGAGCAAACACATCACAACATTTGAACACGAATCACAGAATGCCTTTCAGAGAATTGGCAGACTTGCCAAAAAAACAAAGATATGCGCTTAAAGGAATTAAAGGATCGTTGGAAGTCTGAGACTCCTGCATTTTGGAAAAAGGTGCAGAAGATAGCCATCGCAGCTGGTGTGATTGGTGGTACTATCATTGCAGTTCCTGTGGCATTACCTGCTGCTGTTGTAACTGTTGGAGGATATTTGGTAGCTGTCGGATCTGTTGGAGCTGCGCTATCACAACTAACTAAGGAATGAAGCTAAGCGCACACGTATCACTCGCTGAGTTCTGCCATTCAGATACAGCCAAGAGAAGAGGTATTGATAATACAATCAAGGATCCTGTTCACCTGGCATCTGCAAAGCTGCTATGCGAGAAAGTATTTGAGCCTATCCGTTTACATTTCAAAGTTCCTATTCACATCTCATCAGGCTACCGCTGTGGTGCCTTAAATAGAGCTGTGAAAGGGAGTTCCAGCTCGCAGCATTGCATGGGCCAAGCAATGGATATTGATGCGGATAGATATGGAGGTGTGACCAATAAAGAAATTTTTGACTATATTCGCAAGAATCTTGAATGGGATCAACTCATTTGGGAGTTTGGAACGGATGATAATCCTGATTGGGTTCATGTATCATTCAGTTCAAATAACAGAAAGCAAATACTGCGAGCTGTTAAATCTAAAAAAGGTACTTTGTACAGGCCAGTTGCCGGCTGAATTTTATCATAGTGTTGGACCTCCTCAGAAATGGGGAGGTTTTTTTATTGTTAAAATATGTTCATATTTTTTTGCACATATGAAAATAGTTCGTATCATTGCAAAAACAAACACGATGAAAAACAAATTTGAACAACTGGAGAAACTGGAGATCCTCAGAGAGCAGACATGGGATCAGCTCAATAATCTCAATGATGAGTACAACAGACTGCTTGGACTACATGAGGCATGGGTAGTTCCTATGTGTGGAAGAACTGAAATGCTCGAGAGTCAGTACAAGATCAGCAATGCAAAAGATCAGGTCAAAATGATGATCAAAACCTATGCGGTAATTGTTGGCGAAATTCAAAGGATATGTCTGGATCAGTAATGTGTGAGGATTGTTATGGTCAGGGATATGTGATGATTGGTCCTGACTGTGATCGTCCTGCGAGCATGTGCTGCGGAGGATGCTATAAGAAAGTAGAATGTGATAAATGCAACGGCAAAGGCTATGAGAAACAAGAACAAGAAAACGAAGATGGAGAATAGATTCACTCCATTCCAGTTACCTGTGAGATCCATGATCAACTGGTGGAAAAAAGAAGGATCGTTTAATGTTGAACTATACCTTGCTCTGTGCAAGGCAAAAGAAAATTGAGATGAAATACATAATATTAATATTTGTTCTATGCTTTATCCTATGGTTAGGAGTAGCATTTTGGTGGATTGTTTGGATGTTGTTTGGAACATATGGCATCATTGGTATGTCTATCCTAACAATAGCAACAGTAATTTATATTCGATATTTAGATGTGGAAGGTAACATATAAATTCAAGGGGCCATCAGGATGGCAGCTTGGATACAAGACAATCAAAGCGAACAGCAAAGAGGATGCAATTAAGAAAGCAGACATGTGGCCTCCATTAATCAAGAAAGTTGAGAGGATATGACATCGAAAGAGAAGGCAAAATATTTAGTTGATAAATATTTAGATATAGATTCTAAGTATGAATATCTAAGTTATTCAATGGCAAAGCAATGCGCATTGATTGCAGTTGATGAGATATTAGAAGCAGTTATGTATTTAGATGATGATAGTGACAATTATTGGTTTGAAGTTAAACAAGAAATAGAACAGTTATGAAAAAAGCAAGTAAACGAATACCAGTAAAATTCACAATCACTCATCCAATTACTGGCAGCATACATGAGAAGACGGTCTTCACAAATGATGTGGCTAAGTATCTAAAGAAATACAATGGTGCAGCTGCATCAGGTAACAGATGGCAAATGATTCCATTCAAAAAATATAGAGTTTGGCTTGAGGATTCTGTTCAGCCTGAAGGTGGAATATGGTGGCATTGCTATGCAGATGCACATGGGTATCTTAGGCAAGAGGGATATGATCATCCAGTAGATGAGCTTGATACACTTGATCAATACATGGCCTGGGGCTATAAAATAGAACAGATATGAACAAAGATCAACTGATTGAACTGGCCAAGGAATACGATCTGATGCGCAGATACCGACAGCGCACTCATGTGTACAGAAGATTCTATATGTTCTCTGAGCTATACAAGTTCTGCAACTACTGTGAGATCGCCAGGATCTTTGACATGAAGCACTGCTCTGTAATGCATGGAGTAAAAGAGCATATTAAGTGGATGAGCATCTCAGATCAAGAATATCTGAAGGCCATTGATGAGCTGCATCACCGGATCTACAATCACAAAGTGGATGATTTGGCAGATCAATACCTACACGTTCACGCATACAAAACTATTGCGAACAGAGTAGAATTAACTCTGCGCTTTGTTTCAGCCGATGTGAGCGCGTTTAAGGGCCTCAATGATGTAATGACAAAGGAAGAGTTTAAAAAGCTCCTGTAATCGCAAATAAATAAATTATGAAGATATTAAACTTATATGCTTGTTTAGGTGGTAACCGATACAAGTGGGATGAAGTAGCAAAAGAAGCAGGAATAGAAATAGAAGTAACTGCAATTGAATTAGACCCTGAAGCAGCAAGATTATATCAAGAAAGATTCCCAAATGATACGGTAATTGTTGCAGATGCACATCAATACTTGCTAGACCATTATAAAGACTTTGATTTTATTTGGAGCAGTCCACCTTGTCCTAGTCATAGTAAGGCAGCATTTGGGAGTCGTAAAAGTGAGAAATCAAATCATAAACCAGTGTTTGCAGATTTAAAACTTTACGAAGAGATACTATTTTTACAGCATTACTTTAAAGGCAAGTATGTAGTAGAGAATGTAACACCGTATTATGAGCCATTGATAAACGCACAAAAAAGAGGACGACACTTGTATTGGACTAATTTTATACTACCTAGTGATTTAATGGAGCGTAAATCAATATCAATGGAAAGCAAGAATGAAGTTAAGCAATGGTGTGAATTTCATGAGTTTGATTTTTATAGCTACAAAGGAGAACAACGCACCGATAAAATAGCTCGTAACTTGGTAGACTATGAAGCTGGTAGAACAATCTTTGAAACTGCTTTAGGAATAATTAGAAAGAAAGACATAAGACAAGTATCAATTTTTGATGAATTAGAAGATGCCAAAGTACGACATGAGAGATAAGATCAGACGCATGAGCATAATTGTCTACATGCTGCAAAAGAAAGAGTATAATATCTATCAGATCCAGGATAAAATGAATTACATCATGGGCAAGGAATGGAGCAAGTCGATCATTGAGAAAGATATTGCACAGCTTAGAGATGATTTTGATTGTCCCATTGAGAGAGTCGGCAAGAAATTACGCATCATTAAGCCGTATTCGTTTGTGAATCAGATACAACAGTGGGTTGAGTTCTATCTTTAACCAGGTGCGACATGTCCCAATGTCCCATGTCTTTCTATATAAATTAGAAAATTATAAAGTAAAAAAATATTTTTTTTTAAAATAGGTGCGACATTGGGACATTTGCTCATAACTCATTGATATTCAACAAAAATGTGGGACATTTTGGTGCGACATTTTGGTGCGACATGTCCCACTATGTCCCATTTTATTTAATAAGTAAATTATTTGTATACTTGCAAACACTATGATATCAAAAAGCTATTTAAGAAAATTGGCCGGGCAGGGTTATTCCATCATCCCGGTGGACCAGGACAAGAGACCGATAGGATCCTGGAAGCAATACCAAACGAGCAACAGATCAGCAGATGAGGTCGAAGCATTGAGCAGTCCTCTGTATGGATTGGTGACTGGATACAATGATGTGGAGGTCATCGACATAGATCTCAAGGTGATTGTTGGTTTGCCACAGCAGAAAAAATGGTGGGCTGAATATCTGTCATTCATCAAAGATAACATTGAGGACTTTGAGGATAAGGTAGTCATCGCTAAGACCAGGAATGCAGGATATCATATCCTGTATAAATGTGAACAGCCATCAGGCAATACAAAGATTGCATGTTTGAAGGATCACAAAGAGGCTATCATTGAGAGCCGAGGCATGGGAGGTATGGTAGTGCTATATGAATCATTTATCACTCAGAGGCAATATCATCAGATTGATTACATCACTGAGCAGGAGAGAGAGATCATATGGTCCATCAGTAGAACATTTAACTATGTGAATGAGATTGCTGTAGATGAGCCAAAGAAGTCAGAGTACAAAGGTGAGAAAGTCACTCCATGGCAAGATTACAACTCAAAGCATACAGCAATGGATCTGATCCAGGATGACTTTGTAATTGTCAGAAATACAACAAACAGCTACATCATTAAGAGGCATGGAGCTACATCTCCACATTCTGGGTATGTATACAAGGATTCCGGATGCATGTATCTGTTTAGTACAGGAACAGTATATCCTAATGAGCAGCTCCTTAGTCCATTCGCGATCTATAGCTACAAGCATCACAATGGAGATTTTACAAGAGCTGCATCAGATCTGTATAAGCAAGGATATGGTACCAGGCAAGTGCCAGAGGTTAAATTCAAGGAAGAGATCCCACAGGATATCATCGAAAGAGTACAGTTCCCTATCGATGTATTCCCTGAGAACATTCAAAAGTATATGCTGCTATCAGATAAGACTCTTGGACTCTCTGTTGATTTCATGGGTAGCTCATTCCTTTGGATGATATCAACGATCATCGGCAACACAATACGTATTGAGGTCAAATCAGGATGGCAGGAAATCGCAACTTTGTGGATTGCAATAGTAGGAAAGCCAGGTATTGGTAAAACTCCAAGCATTAATCAGGTGATCTATCCACTACGTGAAGCCAATGTCAGAGAGCAGAAGGAATATGCCAAGCAATATGCCAAGTGGAGAGAATACGAAGCACTGGATAAGAAAGAAAAGCAATACGCAGAGGAAATTCAGAAGCCACTATCAAGACAGTTTATGGTGAATGATATCACTTTGGAGGCTCTGGTAGATCTACATGAGCAGAATCCCAATGCTGTGGGGATATTCAAGGATGAGCTTGCAGGGTGGTTTAAAGATATGAATAAGTACAGGCAGGGATCTGATCTTGAGTTCTGGCTATCATCCTGGTCAGGTACCAGCATCTCTCTGAATCGTAAGACATCGAAGAGTGCGTTTGTTGATAAGCCATTTCTCCCTGTTCTTGGTGGTATTCAGCCATCGGTATTTGAAGATTTCACCACAGGCAGCAACAAAGAGAATGGATTCGTGGATAGGATCCTGATCAGCTATCCGGAGCTGGTGGTTAATAGATACAATGACAGCTACATGGATGATGATATCATCGAATGGTACCGGTCATATGTTTTGAATCTCAGAGATCTTGTTAACAAGCAACTGCTTAGATTCAATGACAAGGCAGAGATTGAATCTGTTGTGGCTAAGTTTGACAATCAAGCCCAGAAGGAATGGATCAGGATCCATGACAAGATCACAGACATTCAGAACTCAGATGATGAGAATGAATACATGAAATCAATGCTGCCTAAACAGAAGAGTTACATCCCAAGATTTGCACTCATCATGCAGTTCATTTGGTCAGCAGAGGATGAAAGCTATACTCCTGCCACTATCAGAAAGGAATCACTTCTCAGAGCTGAAAGACTATCAGAGTATTTCATCAACATGAGTAAGCTCGTGAAGATGGATGTCAAAGAAAAGAATCAGCTCCGAACTATTGCCAGAAGCTCCGGATCAATGGATCCTTTTGATCAGTTCAAAGCAATGTATGAGAGCAATCCGCAGATAAATAAAACAACAGCCTCAGAGATCCTGGAGGTAAGCCGTAAAACAATCCAGAGATGGGTTAAAAAATTGGAATCAAAATGAAAGCACACTACATCATCGCCGTAGCAATCGGCATCAGCTTGATATGGTTAATTGTAAACAAAGAAACTCAAGCAATTAAGCCATATGAATCACCTGAGTATACATTTGTAACTCCAAAAGATTGGGCCAATGACAGCACAATGGCACCTGGTAAAATATTAACACTTGACAGAATCCATGAACAGGCAAAATAAAAAACGATACAAGGATCTGGAGCTTAAATATCTCAAAGCAAAACATCCGACAGTTCCTGAATCATTCCTTGCTACATCATCAATCACTGATAAAAGCGCAAATGGACTAACAAAGATGATCGTATCATTCATTCAGATGTCAGGATACCAGGCAGAGCGAATCAATACCATGGGGACATATAGAGCTGCAAAGAAATACACAAATTTAGATGGAGTGACCAGAACTGTAGGCAAAGGTTCCTATACAAAATCCGGAAGCACTCCAGGATCAGCGGATATTTCAGCAACAATAAAGGGCAGATCTGTTAAGATTGAGATCAAGATAGGAGCTGATAGGCAATCAGATGCACAAAAAGCATATGAGAAAGCTATAGTACAGGCAGGAGGATGGTATCTAATATGCAAGAATTTTGATGATTTCATAGAATGGTTTGATACATTCATGAAAAAATAATTTATATTTGTACAAATTAAACACTAATAAAATGGCAACAGTAAAGAAAACGGATGAACTATCATCCCCGGTGCCGATGTACCGAAAGCTCTGGTCAGCAAAGCAGCAGATCGGAAAGGTTCACAAGAACGCAAAGAATCCACATTTCAAGCAATCCTATGCGGATCTCAATGCTGTTCTGGATGCATGTGAACAGATACTACTTGACAATGGACTGATGATCCTGCAACCTATCAACGATGATATGATCATCACTCAGATCATTGATGTCGATTCAGGAGAGAAGATTGAGTCATTCATGAGGCTCCCTGCACTCACAAATCCTCAGCAGCTCGGATCTGCAATAAGTTACTATCGCAGATACTCATTGATCAGCTGCTTGACATTGGCTGCCACAGATGATGATGGAGCTGAAGCAGCTAAGAATCTACCACAGAAAAAGCCTGGCATCTCTGATATTGGATTCAAGAAAGCAATAGATGCTATTGCTGAGGGTAGGTATACCAAAGAAGCATTGATGGATAATTACACACTAACCAAAGAACAGGAGGCAGCACTATGAAATGGCACCCATCAGAGATCGGAAAGATCATGACAAACGCAAGAGCAAAGGGAGAGGTCCTAAGCGAAACGGCAAAGAGTCATATCAGATCCATTGCGAAGCAGAATTTCTACGGATACACTGTGGATCTCAATAGCAAGTACATCACCAAGGGCAAAGAGCAGGAGCAGGATTCAATTAATTTGCTCAATGCTGTAAGGTTTACAAGCTACAAAAAGAACACTACCAGGATCGAAACAGATCTGTTTACAGGTGAATGTGATATTCTCCTTGATGATCTGATCATCGATATCAAAACATCATGGTCTCTGGAGACTTTTCCTGCAACTTCTGAGGAAGGCTATGAGGCAGGATATGAATACCAAGGCAGAGCATACATGCATATCTACGATAGGCCATATTTTGAGCTGATCTATTGCATGGTATCAACGGATCCAACAGGTGATCATAACTTGCTAAGCCCATGGGATAACCTATCACTGCACCGGGTAGATCATATTGATCCTGCTAAGCGCATCACAGTGCTTAGATTCGAGAGAGATTTTGAGATCGAGCAACAGATGATCGAGAAGCTCCGATATGCTTCAGAGTATTATTCACAGTATTATTCACAACTCCAGGCGAAATGAATAGACAGATCGAACTATACAATCCTGATCAGAATCTTTATTATTGGCAGATTTCATTTTTACAATTTTCATATGTACCTTTGACAAATGAGGAGTATCATGAGGCTGCTAAATCATTGGAGGATAAGATGCAAGAGATTGAGCTTCGGAGAACTCATTTGGATAGTAATAATAAACAGAATAAATAGATGGAAACAAAAGTAAACAGCGGAGCAATCTTTAAGAATGACAAGAAGACTGCCGAGAATCAACCAGACTACAGAGGGAAGATCAATGTAGATGGCAAAATGTGGGAGATCTCACTATGGGTAAAAGAAGGACAGCAAGCAGGAAAGTATTTCAGCGCATCCATCAAAGAGCCATGGGTGAAGCCTGAGGAGCCAGTACAAACTGCAAAGATCACATCAGTACAAGATGAAGACGATGGACTCCCATTCTGAATTAAGCGATAAGCTGAGGGCCTCTCTCCAGGAGAAGCTCTCGGCTCGCTACAAGATCAGACATCTGAGCGAGGATTCAGGACTGCCCTATCATCAACTATACAGATTCATGCGAGGCAAGCAAGTATCTGAGTCATTCATCAATCATGCTTGGTACTATTGTCACAATGTTCTGGGAGCATGAAGCATACAAGATCGCCAAGAAGATCACTAACGGCTCCGAACTATACAAGGACCTTGTCGGCCATATCTACCTATTGCTGTACGACAGGAACATCCCTGAGGAGGATCTCCCAAGAACATTTGCAAGATTCGCGTACAATCAGTATAAATGGCCCGGCAGTGACTGGAACAAGCAGTTCAACACAATGGCCCACATGGTATCACTTGACTATGACATACCCTTGCAAGGTGACGATGACAATGAAGAGGAGGAGTATCAAAAATACCTGAGGGAGTACATGGAAAGAGAGTGCAACGATGATCAGGAGCTATTCATCAAGGAGGTAACAAGGATGCATCTATATGGCATGACATTCAGAGACATCAAAGCACAGACAGGACTATCACTCAGAGTCATTCATTCAGCAATCAAACAATTCAAATATGAGCTATATTGCAATCATCCTCATCTCGTTGGGGTTAGCCAGGGCAGTCCAGACTTTTGATCTGCCCGATATCAAACCATTAAACTGTCAGAGCTGCCTATCATTTTGGAACTCTGTGATTATCTTCGCACTGATCGAATGGCAGCTGATAGGACTATCATTCATCACCTATTTACTATCTGATCTGATAATGACATGGGAGAGCAAGAGATAAAAAAAGAAGAGCGAATCATGAGCGACAAAGATATGTACTTTGCCATGATCGGAGCTGTATTGATCCAGGAGCTGAGTGCAAGCAGAGAGCTGCGCAGAAAGATCTCAGGCACAATGCTTGAAAAGAAACTGAAAAACATATTAAAGAGATGATATCTGAAGACTTAAAACAGCAAGCTATACGCTATCAGAAGAGCAGATCTTTTGCTCTGAATAATGTTCTCAAGGATGAGCTTGCCATATGGCTTAAGGCATACAAGGGAACGACTCTTAACAAGGGGTGCGGTACATGTGTGCGCAATGCGATGAATGATCTGACCTATTGGATGCAGACTGAAAAAGCTCAGGAGGTAAAACCTGCAAAGATTCAATTCATAGGAGTCAAACAGTACAGCTACCAATCCATGAGCTACAATGATCTCAAGGCATTAGCTCAGGAGAGAGGCCTGAAGATGGGCCAAGCTCCAAAGAAAGCAGACCTAATCAAAGCACTCGAATCATGATAGTAGCTCCTATTCCGGTACATGGCAGAAGGCCATTACTCAAGTACACAATCTCAAGGTTACAGAAAGCAGGAGTACAGGTGATCTGTATGGGCCATGATACTGATGATCAGGATCTGGCACTATCCTTGGGAGCTGAATGGATAAACATCAGCAATGATCCTCTTGGTTCCAAGTGGAATGCAGGATTCATGGCAGCTCGTAAGTACGAACCTACAGGTGTGTTATTCGTTGGATCCTCAGACTGGGTGTCTGATAACTACATCACAGAGGCTGAGCGTATGCTCCCTGAGTATGACATGCTCGGAAAGCTCGGATGTCATTTCACAGATCTTGGACCAAGCAATATCCGTACAGTGAACTGGTTCGGGTACGGCAAAGGATCAAGAAGCTATGAGCCTATCGGAATTGGAAGAGTGCTATCAACAAGGCTCCTAAACAAAATGAACTGGCAGCCATTCGACAAGAGACTCAACTCAGGCCTTGACTGGTCCATGTGGCTGAAGACTCTCTCACTCGATGCCTCAATAGGAATCTTTGAAGATCCGGATCTCAAGCTGCTAAGCATCTCAACACATGCATGGGGAAACAAGCATAAATTCACAGATCACTGGACAGGATCACTCAAGGGATCATCAGAGAAGCTCGGTGATCAACAAGAGCTTGATCTATTCGAGTCATTCCCTGAGATCTATCTACTACATGAGGAGCTATGAAGCAGGCATGGATATCTGAATCACTCGAAGGACTTGACCAGGATCTGATCCGTAAATACAATCTCAGAGACTACACTGATGACTCTGAGGTACTCGGTGTCTTTGGCATGTATAGAGAGGAGGACTTTCAGAAGCTCATTGATCACAAAGGTGACTGCATTGTAGTATGGTTCGGATCCGATGCAAAGGATCTGCCAAGCGTATGGATAGCAGAGCTGAGCAAGCATATGCATGTTGCTATCAGCAATCACGTTCAGAACTCACTATCAGCAAGAGGACTCAGGAGCATATACCTTCCTATCAATGCTACCATACCAGATGAATGGCCATACACAAAGCGAGGAGACAAGATCTATTGGTACTACAATGAAGGATGCCCGGAGTTTTATGGATCTGAATATATCGCAGAGATTGAGAAGCTCATCAAGATACCGATCATAAAGGCGCAATACGATACATTCACCAGGGCGCAGCTGTACGATGTATACTCTCAATGCTTTCTGAATCTCAGACTCACTCCTCATGATGGATGCCCGAACACTAATCTACAGATGGGCCTCATGGGTAGAAAATCAGTATACAACGGTGATCTGCCTCACTCCATAGGATGGACTGATGTGGATGATATCTGTGATGCTATCATAACCGAATACTCAAACAGGCACAAACCTGACAGCGTATCAAAAGACTTTTTTAACTTCGTTAACTTAATACAATCCAAATGAAAGAATGCCCAAGATGTCTTTTCACTGAAGACATAGCCAAGATATCAGAGAAGCAGTGCGAGTACTGTGATCTGCACGATGACCTACAATCCAAGGCAAGGCCAGAGGATCTCAATACTGAACTGCAAAAGATCCGCATGGCAGGAGATGGAAAGAAATACGATTGCATCATGGGGATCTCCGGAGGACTCGACAGCTCAACACTTCTATACACTGCTGTGCGTTACTGGGGACTCAAGCCTCTTGTGATTCACTTCGATAATAACTGGAATGCTCCAGAGGCAATCCATAACATGACCATGCTGATCAGAAAGCTCAATGTGGATGCTATCGTCTACCATGTCAACAAGCAGGAATACGATAAGCTGAACGAATCATTCCTTTATGCAGGTGTGCCAGATGCTGATATCCCCAACGATATCGCAATGACCAAGCTGATGTACGATACTGCTCACAAATACAAGATCAAGTACATCCTCAATGGCCATGACTTCCGCACTGAAGGATCAACTCCAAAGGGATGGACCTATATGGATGCCAAGTACATTCAATCGGTATACTTCAGCTACACAGGCAAGGCACTCAAGAACTATCCTCTATTCACATTCTGGGATCAGATATTCTATGCCATCAAAGGGATCAAGAACATCAGACCATTCCACTATGGATTTGACAGAGAAACCATGGAGACTGAAATGAAGAAACTAATCCAATGGCAGGACTATGGTGGCAAGCATTGTGAGAATGTGTACACTGAGTTTGTTGGTTCCTGGCTTCTGCCTACCAAGTTTGGCATTGATAAACGAATCGTTTACCTATCTGCTCAGGTCAGATCCGGAAAGATAACCAAGGCACAGGCCAGAGAATACCTTGCCAACAAAGCTGAGTTCGACATGTCAAAGCTCGGTAATATTGAGGACAAATCAATGAGCCTGGTGAACATCCGCAAAGGGGACAGAGCAAACTATGCCCGATATAATTTCAAGGCATACAGACCTTTGATATGGATCCTTGCCAAGCTCAATGTGGTTCCCTATACGTTTTATGTTAAATACTGTAAGTGATGCCAATACCGAAACCAAGACCAGGAGAGAATGAGAATGAGTTCGTGCAGAGATGCATGGCTGATGATAAGATGAGAGATGAGTATCCATCAACTCAGAGATACCCGGTATGCAAAGCATCATGGGATCGAGCAAAGCATGAATTTCAGGATGCATACAATGACTATCCGGATGCTGTAGTGAATAACGCAAAGCGAGGCATTGAACTCAATGAGAAAGTCAACAATAAATGCGCTACTCAGGTAGGCAAAGTGAGAGCGCAACAGCTTGCCAATCGTGAGAAGGTATCCATTGAGACAATCAAAAGGATGTTTAACTACCTTTCAAGAGCTGAGGTGTACTATGACAATGGAACTCCAGAGGATTGTGGGTACATCTCATACCTACTATGGGGAGGTAAAGCAGCCAAGGAATGGGCACAATCAAAGATCAATGAGTTCAATAGTAAATAATAT